AAACCCCGCTTGACATAGAAGCGGGGCTCGGAAAATTAATTCCTATATAGAAACTTAATCCCCTATGTCAAGATTATTTAATAATAGCAAACCCACAGAGTATGTCAATAGCAAAAGCAATAGAGCTAAGAAAACTTAAACAGGCCATAGACAAACGGGAAGAAGCGTTTGTGCTTTTTAATAAACTGGAAGAGTTAAGAGAGAGAATTGATAATATGAAATCAGAGAAAAAATTAGACGAGGAAATAGAAGTTGAATTAGAAATCTTATGAAAAAAATCAAGGTAAAAATTAAGGCGGAGGATTTGAAAAGGAAAATGCGTATAGAAAACGGGGTTGACGGAATAGACGGAAAAGACGGAAAAGACGGAAAAGACGGGAAAGACGGAATGCAGGGAATACAAGGAAAAGACGGAATACAGGGAATACAAGGAAAAAAGGGAGAGCAGGGTTCAAAGGGCGAAAGGGGATTTCGGGGTTCTCCTGATACCGGAAAAGATATAGTAAGAAAGATAAACTATCTCCCAATAGAGAAAGACCTGCTTATAGGCAAGGAACATATTTCCGGCTTAGATGATTACTTTTCTAAACTTACGAGGAGATTTACTGGATTAGGAAGTCCGGCAGGCGCTTTAAGAATGGACGGAGTAAATAGCCCTATGGCTGATATATCTTGGGGGGACTTTAAAATAACAAATCTTGGAACTCCTACTAATGATGCTGACGCCTCTACTAAGAAATATGTAGATGATGCTGGTATTTCTTTAATAGACGAATTGAATGATGTTGATACAACAACAGATACTCCAATAACTAACGAAGTTCTAAAATGGAATGGGACTAATTGGGTCCCGGCCGCTTATGATTATACCTTTGCTTTTAGTTTAGCTTCTTTTACAGATAACGAGGCGATTACCCAACTGATAGGTTCAGGCGTGTGGAAAGCCACAGGAGCTTTAACTTTTGATATTACATATAATAACGGACCTCCGACTTCAGCTTCAATAGCTTTAACAAGCAATGGAGCTGTATCTTGGGGAAGCGCTTTAGCTTTATCAACTCCTTATTTAACAGTTGATTCATCTGAAAACACTGATTATCCAAACGCAAAAGACAAATATATTAGATTTACATTAACAGCAGATAAGGGAGCGGAAAACGACTCAGATACAGAAACAGTCACTTTTAGAAACCTTATTTACTGGGGTGTATCAACAACAGGAAGTGGTTTTTCAGAAGCAAATGTAAAAGCATTGGCTAATAGCGCCATAAGCGATGACCAAACAAGAAGTATGAGTTTAAATGCTGGCGCTAATGATTATTTGGTATTCGCTTTTCCTGCTACTTATACATCTATTCCAGACGGAGATGATTATGAAGATGACGGAGCAAGTGGATTTAAGTTTAATAGTATAGTTTGCGCTTTCCAAGCCCCTGAAACTGTTAGCATAACAAACAGCGCTGGATATACTGAAAACTACAAGGTTTATGCTTCTTATCAGAAAAATCTTGGAAATCATACTTTAGTAACTACCACTTCCGCCTCGCAGATAAACCCTCTTTATTATGGGATAACAGTTAAAACAGATACTTTTCTTGAAGCAGATGTTGAAGGATTAGCCAATAATTCTATAACTAACGACAACACGCAAACTTGGAATTCAGTAACCGCAGGAGCTGGTGAGTACCTTTTATTCGCATTTCCAAAACGACTGGGAACAGTAACCTTTTGGGTGAGTGGCTTCGAAGGTGGTTTCGAATCACCAGAAACAGTATCAGTAACTAACACAAACGGCTGGTCAGAGGACTATTATGTATGGAGAAGCACTAATAGTAATCTTGGAGCAACTGTTGTTGAAACAAAATAATGGCTATTGAACTTATATCAAAAATAGCTCCCAAAAATGATGGATTTACAGGAATGGTTGATGCCAGCCAAGTTATTGCTGGGACTTTTGGAGCTGGAGAATTTACAATGAATGGAAATCTTGTCTTAGATGCCGACCCGACAGGAAATTTACACGCTGCCACAAAACAATATGTAGATAATGCTGTTAGCGGTGAAAACTTATGGGATAGAAGCGGAACTATTTTAGAACCGCATAATGCTGGAGATGATTTAGATATGGGAACAGGAGAAGGAACTTTTGCTGATGCCATACTTACTGATATGGCTTATGGAACTCCAACCTACACTTCTTTGCGCGACTGGGCGTCTATAACAGAATCATCAGGACTAATATCAGGGGGAGTAATATCTGACGCAGGAGGAGGAAATATAAATGTGACGGCTGGTTGCGGAATGGCCAAGACGGCGAATACAGAAATAAGCCCTGCATTGTTTGTTGACTTTTCCGCAAGAAATGGAATAGCAATAGCAAATGACGGGAACAGATATACGGTTTATGTGGATTATGATGCCGCTCCGCAAATTAAGGTGACCAATGACCCTACTACTGACGTAGACCATACAACAAAATTCGCAATAGGTTCTTGTTTTTATGACGGAACGACTATGCATGTTCTGAACGAGGCGGGAACAAGGATATACAATGTAGCCCGTAGAGGACATCATAGAGCAAGGAAATTAAGGGGATTTGAGAGAGCGACTGGATTAGTGACTGCTGACGAGGGAACAAGACACTTTTCAATAACAAACGGAATGATATTCGCAGGGTGGAATGAATTAAGCATTACAGGGATAGATACATCTGCCCCAACTTCTGATAATTATACTTCTTGGTATTATGACGGAGATTTAGCTGGCGGAACTTGGGTAGAGAACACAACTAATACTCAACTGGATAACGCTCAATATAACGCAGTAGCAACAGGACTGGTTAACTTAACCTCAAACAGATATGGAGTTCACTGGATATTTATGGATGTGGATAACCATTGTCAAGTGGTTTACGGACAAGGGAATTATACCCTCTCACAGGCGCAGAACGCTGTTGTCCCGTCTTCGCTGCCGCCTCTAATATCAGACTTTGCGATATTAGTAGCAAGAATAATAGTCAGAGAGGGCGCTGCGGAAATAATTGAATTGGCTACTAATTGGGAAGATGTATTTGTTGCTGGAACCGCGAATAACCATAATGAATTGGCTGGATTACAAGGTGGAACGGCAGATGAATATTATCATCTAACATCAGCAGAATATGGCGGAAACTGGGGAGCGAAAAATCTTCAAACTACTGGCGCAATAACAGGTGTAAATGTAACCAGCGGAGCAGACCCTGGCCATACTCATACAGGAGCTTCATTAGGAAGTATAGATATATCAGCAGATACTAATTTAGCGGCAACAGCCCCGATTATACTAACAGACGATACGCTTTCATTAGATTATGAAGCAACCGATTTTTCAGTAGTCGGAACTACTTTAACAATTACAAATAGCGGAATAGACCACGATGCTTTGACTAATTATGTCGCTAACAAACATATAGACCATAGCGGAGTTTCAATTTCATCAGGAACAGGATTAACGGGAGGCGGGGATATAACTGCTAATAGAACTCTTGCTCTTTCACACTTAGGAATAGAGAGTTTAGCAGACCCTAACGCTGATACTCTTATGGGCTGGGACGATACAGACGGAGCAATTAAGTTTATAACAATAGGAGCTAATTTAAGCTATGACCACGCTACGCATACTCTGTCTGGTTCAGCAGGAGGTTCAGGCAGTATGACTACGGTAAAAGAGGGCGGAGTTCAGGTAGGAGGAGCTGATATAGTAACTTTGAATTTTGGGGCAGGATTTGATATAGCGGAAGACCCTAATACAGAAATAAATATAACCCTTGATTTTTCAGAAGTAGCTGGCCACGATTTATTTACTGACTTTGTGGCTAACGAACACATAGATTGGACAATAGACCAAGGAGCAACAAATATTCACGCTGGGAATTATAGTAATACGCAATTAAACGAAGAAGAAGTTAAAGATTTTGCTTGGAATATTGGAGGCGGAACTCAAACCTTGATTACAGTTACTTATCAAGACGCAACTAATGATGTGGATTTTGTGGTAGATAACGACCTTTCCCATTATGATAATGCCACATCAGCTTTTATTACAGCTACATTAACGCAAGAAGAAGTTGAGGATTTCGCTGGGGCAATGGTAGCCAACGCAACAGGAACGCATACTGGGATAGCTATTACTTACCGAGACGCAACAGGAGATATGGACTTTGTAGTTGACCACGATACAGCGAGTAATTATGTTGCCAACGAGCATATAGACTGGACTGATGCAACCGGAAACGGGCTGAAAATAACAATGGCTTCAGACCAAGCAACAGCTATATATATTGATGGAACAACTAATGATTTTACTACCCTTGCAAATCCTTATGTAATGAAGATTTACAGGGATATAAACTTTGGAACAGCAGACCCGCCAAACTCACAGGTTTTAGATTTTAGAATATATATGAAACATGCTGGAGTTCAGCTCGCAGGAAACAGAGAAGCATATTGTTTTTCAAACAAATTAATTAATCAGGGAACAGTCAAAAACGCAACTGCTTCTGGTAAATGGTATTACCAAGCAGGGATAGTTAATGAACTTGAAGATACTGGGACTTTTAATTCAACAAGCAGCGGCTCAATTCTCGGACTTAATTATGGAGGAAGATTTATAATTGATGTTGACAACGAATGGAAAGACGATGGAGGAACATCTCCTAACAATACAATGATTAATAGAGGGATTTCTTCTGAGCTTAATATTAATCCTACTTTAACATCAGGGAAACTTATAGTATCAAACACTGCGTTCTTTGGAAGTGTCCAGGGAACTGCTACTGGAACTTCTTATGCTATCGGTATGTATTTAGATAAGGTTCAGGGAGCTGACAGCAATTATGGAATATGGGATTCAAGCGGAGCTGATTGGTGGCTTGACCAGGATAACCATAAAATAATGTTTGGAGCAACAGATACTGATTTCCAACTTTACTCAGACGGAAATAACGCAAGGATATATTCAGCGGGAGATGTATATATAACAGCAGGGTCTGGAAAGTTTATAGATTTAGAAAAACCAGCAAGGTATGAAAATGCTTCAACGGCAACATTATTAGCCAATAACGCAAGTGTAGCAGTTACATTTCCAACAGCGTTTGCTGGTGGGGTAACGCCAGTAGTAGTGGCAACACCACCTTATCAGACATCTTTCTGGATTAGTGGAATAAGCAATACAGGATTTACATTCAATGTAGGAACTACTAATGGATATAACCAAACCATAATGTATATTGCTATGGAAGAAAGCTAATGTGGATAAAGAAACCAACATTTCCAAATGAGCCAGAACTTCAAGATGTCTGGGTCAATAAACCAACTTGTGATATTCTAATTAAAAGCTTTGAAAGGTTTGACTGCTTGGAACGACTAATCCATTCAATAAAATGGTATTACCCTGATATGCCGATAATAATTGCTGATGACTCAAGAGAGGAAGTCCCAGAATATATTACAAGTATTCCAAATGTAAAGGTAATAAAACTACCCTACAATATAGGACTTTCTGCTGGAAGAAATGCTCTATTAAAAGAAAGCAAAGCGGAATATGTTATAAAGTGTGATGATGATTTAATTTTTAATGACGAAACAAGAATTGATAAACTAATAGACATTTTAGAGAAAGACAAAGAGGTGGATATTATAGGAGGGATTTGGAGGGCAAACGGGAAAAAGGCAATTGGTTGGGACGGGAAAATTGAGATAATAAATAAAGGGATTCAATTCAAACCATTAACTTCTAAATGGAAAGTAATTGGAAACACACCTTACAGGAAGACAGATTTAGTTATTAACTTTTTTGTCGCAAGAAGAGAGAAACTTCCATTTTGGGACGAAAGGTTAAAAATATCAAGAGAACATCTTGATTATGATTTAATGCTTAAAGAAAAAAAGGTTAATGTATATTATACGCCCTCTGTAATAGTGGGACATTTACATAAGGGAAATGATTTTTACAAAGAAAAAAGGTTTGGAGGAAATAAGTATTGGAACGATATTTTTATGAAAAAATGGGGTTTAGAAAGTTCACCCTCATATTCAGCGCAAGAAACTGAAATTAGAGATATAAATATATTAAAAGGAATAAAGCCGAATATCGTTGTTCTCGGAGTAGGACATTCCAACACCACGATTACCACAAAACAATTAGGAGTGTTGGGCTGGAACTTGAGAGATGCTGACGAGGAATATGCTGAAAGTGTATCTGTGAGAGAGATGAATGACGAGATTTTAAGAACAAAGTTCTTTGACTATGATAAAGCATTAAGGATTATAGAAAAGTTCCCCCAGCCATGGGCTATAAAAGACCCGAGATTTGCCAAAGGAACACTGCCTTACTGGCGTAAAGTGTTTGAGATTTATAAACCAATTCTTCTATGGGTAAAGAAAGACAGAGATAAGGTAAGGGAAAGTTATGTTAAAAGAGGCGAGTCGCCCAAGAAAGTTGATTTGTATTTTGAAAACTGCGAAAGGTATTATGAAAGTTGGAATTATATGAAAATAAGTATAGATGAGGAACAAATACAAGAAGCAATTTCATTATGGAAAAATACTCATTGTTTATAGGGAGATGGCAGTGTATCCCACCACACGCAGGACATATCGCCTTGATTAAGAAAGCCCGTTTCAAACCGCTGATAGCAATAAGGGATACTAAGGTATCAAAGAAAGACCCCTACACTTATGAGCAGAGAAGAAAAGCATTTAGAAAGATATTTCCAGAAGCCAAGATTATCAAGATTTTTAATATAGGAGAGGTTGTTTACGGCAGAAAGGTTGGATACGATATAAGAAAAGTTAAACTTTCCAAAGATATAGAAAATATCTCTGGGACAAAAATACGTGATAATTTGGGTAAGAGGAAAAAGAAAATCGGGTAAAACAACATTGGCAAAAGAATTACAGAGGTTGATGCCTAACTCAATAAACCTTGACGGGGACGAAATGAGGAATAGCATATCAAAGGGATTAGGTTTTACAGAGAAAGATAGGTTAGAAAATAATTTAAGGATAGCCCGTTTGGCAAAGGTTTTGGAAAGACAAGGGTTTCCAATAATTGTTTCAACTATTTGCCCGTCTTATGTCAAACAAGAAGTTTTTAATATAACAGGTTGTAAGTTTATAGATTTATAATTATGGAAAATAACAACGGAATAAGAAAAGTGTTTAGAAGCGAAATAACTTGGATTATATTTATAATCGGGGCTATGTTTTCAGTTTTTAACTGGATAATTTTACCATTGAATAATATACAGAAAGATGTAGAATTACTTAAAGAAAATCATCTCCCCCACCTTCAGAAATTAGTGGACGAAAATCGGGGGGACATAAACACAATAAAATTAGATATAGCAGAGATAAAGACAACATTAAAAATTAAATAATTCTGACTTTAATTCTGCTAATGGCTGAATGCCGACAATGAATTCGGCTTGAGAATAGAGGTCGGCTCTCTATTTTGACTAATGCGTCGGTGGAAGGTCCGCGAGGAAGTTAGGGTTCGCCGCTAACTTGAAATCTAAAATGCTGTTAGTGGAGTTAAGGTCAGAATAGTTCTTTTAGGAAAGGAACAGTTATGGTGCCTGTCGTAATTGATGTTGAGGGTAGCAGAGGCGTCAAACACATTAAGGACGAGAAATCGTTTCAAGAAGTGTGTTCGCTTCTGCGAGAGTTGGTTCAGACCGCAAGGTTTAGGACGAAAGTGATTTTTATCACAATGTGTTCACCGACACACGACTTGATACAGGAAGGAGAGATAGACCACCATTTCTTTGAGAGAGCAGAGTTCCTTCAAGGGTAGAGATACCCAAAACGACATAGGGCGATAAGCTATGGCTCGGCAAGAGCCGTCTTAAAAAGGGTGGGGACAAATTGTCCATATCCTTAAAGGACATAAATATTTCGCCCTATGTCCCTTTTAATCTATACATTAAGCAATAAATCTATACAGATGAAAAACTGGTTAAAATTCGGCTTACTTATAATAGCGTGGGATATTTTAAGATTAGTCGCCCAAACTATCATCAATTGGTTTATAATAAGATGAAACTTACAGAAAAACAATTTAACTTGTTTAAGGAAGAGTGTTTGAAATGGCAAGACCGCTTTGAACTTCATAATTGGGATTTACATTTTAGATGGCAGGAAAGTGAAGATGGCAGAGCAGGTATAAATACTAATCTTGGTAATTATATCGCCACCGCTTTTTTATCAAGAGAATGGGATAATTATGATACAATAACAGACCAAGGTATAAAAATGGTTGCTAAACACGAAATGATACATCTCTTAATAGCAAGATTAGAAACAGTTGGAAAAGCCAGATATATTAGCGAGGACGAGATGACAGAAGCGGATGAAGAATTAGTAAGAAAATTAGAATATATTATAAAATGAAATTATTTAGAAGTATCAAGGAAAATTATGTGAGCCAAGGATTTGGCGTAGAAAATACGGCTCCTTCTATGCTGGAATTTTACAAGAGTTTGGGACTCCGAGGACACAACGGCATAGATTTTAAATGCGAAAACGGCTCCCCCCTCTATTTTAACTGCTATGATTATGAGGGGCGGGTTATTGAATTATCCCACGATACAAAAGCGGGACTGGGAATTGTAATAGGCATACAAACCCCTGAGGGGTGCTATAAGACGATTTACTGGCACTTAAAGGACATTGGGGTCAAGATAGGGCAAGTAGTGTCTACGGGGCAGAAATTGGGTCATTGCGACAATACAGGATACAGCACGGGTTCGCACCTGCATTTCGGTTTGAAACTATGCGACAAAAACTTTAACACAATAAATCGGGGGAATGGCTATAATGGTTGTATCTCACCTGATAAATATCTTACTAATACATATATTAAGGACATAATGAAAAACCTTTCGGGGCAGAAAAACATATTGGAAAGGATTATTAAACTGATACAGGATTTCTTAAAAGATTTATAAGGAAAAGGTCGCAGATAATAAACAATAATTTTACAATTATTATGGAAGGATTACAAAAAGATATTCACGATTTTAGAAAACAAATTGATTCTTGTATTAAAGCATTGGTTCAAAGTGATGTTAAACCAAACGGAGATAATTCTGTCGGATTTGGTTCAGAATATCAAAGATGTAGAGAAAAAGCATATACTAATTTACAAGAAGCAAAAATGTGGATGGGAAAATGTTTAGAAGCAATAGGAAGTGAATTTCCAGAAGAATTAAGGGATGAAGCGGAATAAAAAAGGTCGCATAATACTATCAAAAGTATAAAATTATGAAAAAACTATTAGGCATTTTACCAGCAGACAAAGCAGTATCAAGAGTGATAAGGAGAGCCGTGATAGTTGGACTGCTTTCTTTATTCGCTGTTCTGATAAACGAATATACGAAAGTTGCTCCCGGGATAGTAATTCCTACACTTACAGCAATTGGCGCGGCACTTGACAAATTATCAAGAGAAGTTAAAAAATAAAATAGAAAAACGAACTCGCTCCTTTTGTCTGTTGTCGGACATTAGCAAATAACCTTTGCTGGATTTTAATCCACAGGGATATAATATTTTAATACAAGTCCTTAATGACAATACTGGAAAGGACGAGTTGGCGCTGGGAAGCCCCCGAAACGGGGCTTTTTAGTTATGCACAGGTTGAGGTGTTGACAAAGGTTTATGAATTGTTAATATAGAAACAGAAGATAAATATAAACTAAAAAATAAATAATTATGATGCGAGAAAAAAAAGAAAGAAATAAAATGATAATGGAAAAAATAGCAAAAGGTGAATATCTTGTTGATATAGCCAAAGAGTTTAATATCAGTCCGCAAATGGTTTGTAAAATTAAAAAAAGGTATGAAAAATTATTGGAAAAAAAATTGGCGGAAAATATAAAATCAAATAATTAAAAATATAAAGTAAAATGAAAAAACAATTAACAAGAATAAAACGAGAATTATATTATTATAAGGACGAAAAGAGGATAAATGGAGTTCATTCAAACATTCGGGGAGATGTTTCAAACATTCAGGGAGATGTTTCGGGTATTCAGGGAGATGTTTCAGACATTCAAGGAAGTGTTTCAAACATTCGGGGAAACGTTTCAAACATTCAAGGAAGTGTTTCAAACATTCAGGGAGATGTTTCAGACCTTTGGGGAGATGTTTCGGGCATTCAGGGAGATGTTTCAGGTATTTGGGCAGGTGTTTCATACATTTTGGGAGATTTAGACAAGTGTAAAATAACAGAAGAAGAAAGAAAAAAAGGGATAAATATAAAGGATTTAGTTAAGAAATATTAAAGGTCGGCGGATACTAATTAAACTAAATAAATCTTATGAATAGAGAAAAAGCTAACAATTTAATCAATAAAAAAACAAAAGAAACAGAAGAATTATTTAAAAAATACGATAATCTGAAATGGTGGCAACTTGTTTCTAAAAGTAAAATAAAAACAAGATGTAATAAATTGGTTGGCCAAATAGCATTAGCTGATGCTATGTCAGAATATTAAAAAAGGTCGGAGTATTATAAACCAATAAACTAAAATCTTATGAAATACAAAACGTTAGAAGGCGAGGATAAAGATTATTCAAGACCCGCCATTCATACGAAGTTTATAAAAGAAGGAAAAATGACAATGGAAGAAAGCGACAAAATGATAGAAAACGCAAGGTTCATAGATAATTTGGGGGACGAGGACGAGAAAGACGACAAGTATTTTAGATTTATGGATTAAGGATTATGGAAAAAGAAACTTGTAAAAATTGTAAGTATTCTTTCAGATGTCCAGGACAAGAGTGTACTTATTATTGTGGTAGGTATCCAGAAAGAGTTTTAAAATCTCCAGACAGTTCTTGCGGAGAATATAAACCTAAAGCGGAGAATATAAACCTAAAAAGGAAAACTCTTGTGAGCGTAACTATCCGATAAATAGTGATTAAAAAATTGGTAATCATTCGGGGGACAGGTGATGATGAGTTCGCAGATTAGCAATCTCATTAGTGCGTATCGCCTTTCCCCGAATACTAAAATGGGAAATGAAGAAAAACTAAAACAAATATACAAACAAGAAAAAAACAATTATATTTCTAATTATGAGTATTATGATGATAGTATTTTTTTTGGAAGTGGAAAGCATAAAAAAGATATTGAAAAAGGAAAAAAAAGGTGGCAAGAAAAATATCCTGAAGGATTTTATAGTTGGATTACGGATGAAAAAAAGGAAATGGTGAAGTTTAAAGAATATCAAATAGTTCATCATAAATTAGATAATAGAAAAATAATGATTACGGAATTTAATTGGTTTTCTAATAGAATAGAATGTAAGTATTCCATAAAAGATGGTTATAAATGGTGTCCATTTAGACCCCAAGAATTAACCCAAGAATTAAAATGAAACTCTTATTTTTCCTACTAAAACCAAAATCTACTTTAATTATATCTCTATTGGCTTTTATCGGCTGGTTAGTATTTTATAGAATGATTGTAATAGGCGACCCAATATGGTTAAATTGTTTAAGATTATTTTTTGCGATTTGTATTTCGGCAAGTTTAGGATTATCTATAGGATATAGTTTGGTAGAAATGATGAAACCGCGCTGGGAAATAGAAAATAAACAATTATTAAAATTATTAACTAAATTAAAATAAATATGACATTTCAACAAGAAACATTTCAAAAACTATTTGATGTCTGGTTATGGGAAAAAGAGAAAACCTTTAATCCATTTACCCGATGTTTAGCGGAATTAGCAGAAGATAACCCAGAAGTTCCTGAACCCGAATTTTCTCCGGAGATTTCCGAAGAACGAAGGTATGAGGAACATCAAAAAAATGGCATACAATAAAGAAGCAGAAAAGGGGCTGGAAAAGAAAATACAACGCTGGGATAAGAGTTCATTAGGGGCTCAAATAGATACAAATGCGATTTTTAGAGTTGTTTATAATTCTTTTAATTTAAGGCACGACATACTTGTCAAAATTCCAGATATATTTAGAGGTTCTGCTAAAAAAGATGAGTTGATAAAAAGTATTGGAGAAGAGTTTGAAAATTTGTTAAACAAAATAATAGCGGATAAAAATAATGGTAATTTGGCGGCAAAAATGAATGAAATAATAACTGAACATAATAAAGAGGAAACTACATCAGAACCCAAAAAATGGAAGCCAAAAGAGTGGGCGGAATTAGCAGAAGATAACCCAGAAGTTCCTGAAATGGAAAAAAAATTTAAAAGGTTTTATCTTGCTAACAATATAACTTTTGACGGCAGAAAACATCAATACAAATTAGACGGGATTATTTGCGCTGGAGTAAGCAGTATAGCGGAATATAGACCAAAGGACTTTTTAAAATTCTGGGCCGCGAAAATGGTAGTTGAGTTTCTAAAAGACAAACAAAATGAAATTAAGAAACTTGGAAAGAAAGAGTATAGTAATTTACTTTACGAGGCGAAAACACAACACACTAAAAGGTCAAAAGACGCTCTGAATATCGGAACACGAGTTCATCATTGGATAGAGGAATATATCAAAGGAAACAATTTGCCTATTGAGGACGATATTAAAAATCCTGTTGAAGAGTTTTTAAAATTTGAAAAGAAACACAAAATTGAATGGTTAGCGGTTGAAAAGATAGTATGCTCTCCATCACACTTGGTCGCTGGTAGGTTAGACGCTGTGGCTATAGTTGATGGCAAAGTATCTCTGGTTGATTTAAAAACATCAAGTATGATAGACGAGGGTTTTTATTTACAGACGGCTGGGTATTTTATGTGTCTTGAAGAAATGGGTATTAAAATAGACCAAAGAATTATTTTGCGGTTGCCTAAAAAGAAAGGAGATAAGTTTGAAGCGGTATTGGTTGATACTCCGATAGACGAGGATATTAGAGCGTTCCTTAACCTGCGATATGCTTGGCAGTGGAGTTGTGCTATTGATTTAAAATATAAAGAAGAGGTTATAATAAAAGGTTATAAGCAAAGACGATTAAAATTAAAGAAATTGTAGTTATGTTAAAAAAACCTTATATTCTTACACAAAAAAGATTAAAACACACCATAAAAATAGGATTTAAAAAAGGACAGAAACAATTAAATACTGGAAGAACTTGGTTTAAAAAAGGAGATGATAATATATCTAAAAAACCTGAAATAAAAGAAAAAATAAGTAAAGCATGGAAAGGAAAACATCATACCGAAGAAACTAAAAGAAAAATCGGTGAAGGAAATAAAGGAAAAAAACTATCAGAATATAGTAAAAGAAAAATTAGTGAAAAAAATAAAGGAAGACTAAGTAAAGAAAAAAATCCAAATTGGAAAGGAGGAATATCTTTTGAACCTTATTCAATTAATTGGACAAAAACTCTTAAAAGAAGCATTAGAGAAAGAGACCATTATACTTGCCAAGTTTGTGAAAAAGAACCAGCAGTTTATTGTCATCATATAGATTATAATAAATTAAATTGTAATCCAAATAATCTTATTACGCTTTGTCATAGTTGTCATTCAAAAACAAATTTTAATAGAGATTATTGGATTAAATACTTCTATGAAAAAATATACAACAGAGGAATTAAATAAACTTAGTGAAATGAGTGGAGAAAATAATGTTAAAAGTTCCCCTAAATACAATTTGGCTGTTATCAGAATTCAAGGCAAGGAAGGACATTTTACCAAAATGTATTATGACGCTGACGGAAAATGGCAAGAGGAAAAGATAGGTGATAGTTTTGAAGGAGTGATATTAAAAATCAGACGGACAATGGGAGCGATAACCAATAATGGAGACGACATCTATTTCAGCACCGAGCATAATTCAAATGTTGATACTGCCACTCTATTCTATCAAGACAGAACTAAAAAAGAACCAAAGACACAAATGCTTGATACAGGGACTTATAAGGAATTGAAAACAAAGTTTCCTAACTTGAAAATGAAGCAGATACTCTATTTTTTACTGGCCGGAGAAGTGGTAAAAGTTGAGGTTAAAGGAAAAGGCCTGTCAAAACTATTTGACTATTATTCTGAATTTTCAGGAAGCGAACACTTATTCCAATTTATCACAAAAGTTGGAATGACAAGCGAAAAAAGTCCTTTGGGAGATTATTTTGCTATGTCCTTTGAAAAAGGTAAGAACTCGGATTTGGACGAAGTTGCTCCTAAAATAGAGGAAGTAAATAGCAAGATAGAGGAAATAGAGACATTCTACGCCAACAGAAAACCACAAGAAGAGTTTTCAGGAGAATCGGCGAAGTTGACAATAGACGAGGATATACCTGTTATGTCCGATGTTAAAGACGAGGATATACCTGTTATTTCCAAAGAAGATGAAATCCCTTTTTAAGTTATCCACAATTGACAGATGTTCTTTGATAAAATATAATTAAGATATACCAGTCAGGTATTGACTTTATAAAGATTATATAATAGAATTCTATTATATCTCCCCAAGGCCTGACTGGTTTGGGGAGATTTTGTTTAAAAATTATGGGACAACAAACATTATTCAAAGTAAGAGATTTAAGACAAAAAGACCAATTCAAAATTGATGATAAATATCTTAATGGTTATGCTAAAATTTTGGGAGTATATTCAACGGCAGTTTATACTTCTTTAGCGAGGCACGCAGAATTTAATTCTCAAAAAGCGTTTCCTTCTGAAAAATTGATAGCAGAAGAACATAATATAACTGAAAGATGTGTAAGAAACGAAATTAAAAAACTAAAATTTACTAATATAATTGCTGTTAAAAAAGAAAGAAGCAATAAAGGACAATGGCTTAATAATCTGTATATTTTATTAGATAAGTCAGAGTGGAAGAAACCAGAGGAACTGAAAGACCTATGGAGTAATACCAGAGGAACCACACGACCTAACCAGAGGAACCTGACGACAAAACCAGAGGAACTGAAAGTGCCTTTAAGGATACACATTAAGAAGGATACAAAGAGAAGTGTTGTCGGCAAAGCCGACACTCCCCACCATCGTATCTTTTCTTTCTTTTTAGAAGAAGTAAAGAAAAGATACGGAGTAGCGCCAGAGTTTAATGGAAAGAAAGATGGGTTATTAGTTAAAAAGCGTCTTGTTAAATATGGCGAGGATAAAACAAAAGCCATTATTGACTATTATTTAGATAGCAAAAAGTGTAAAGAGTTCGGTTTTAATCTATCTGTGGCTTTATCGGCCGATACGATAAATTGTTATCTTCGTGATAATGAAGCATATGTTTTATAAATTTATTTTAATAAGTATTTAAAAGAAAACGAAGCATTTGTATGACTATTATAGAATTAGAAAATCAAATTGAAGAAATAGAAAAAGAGGAAAAATCACTTGAAAACGAGGAAAGGATAATGGATTTATTGAGAAATTATAAAGGAGAAGATGAGGTTATAAGTTTTAAAAGGTATTTAAAAGAGAACGAAGAAAAGGAAAAAGTTGTTATAAATACTGGTTATGAGCAGTTAGATAATATAACATCCGGTTTCCACGAAGGAGATTTAATCACAATTACAGCGCCAACAGGACAAGGAAAAACTACTTTTTGTCAGAATCTTACTTCTAAAATGGCGAAGATGTCAGTCAAGAGTTTATGGTTTTCTTATGAGGTTTCAATAGAGCAATTTATCAATAAGTTTGGAGACGATATTCCAGATGGTTATCTCCCAAAAATGCTTTTAGATAGAAAAATAGTTTGGATAGAAAGAAAAATTGTGGAAGGAATAGCCAAGTTCGGAGTAAAGGCGATATTTATAGACCATCTCCATTATTTATTTGATTTAAGAATAAGTAGAAGCCCAAGTTTAGAGATAGGAGAAATAATGAGGGAGTTAAAACTGATAGCAAGGAAATACAATATAATCATATTTATTGTGGCTCACACAAAAAAAATAAGAGAAGAAGATATTATAAGCATAGATAGTTTAAGGGATAGTTCGTTCACCGGACAAGAGAGCGATTATGTCATTGGTCTATGGCGTATTAAAGAAAGACAGACAAGAAAAGATATTCAAGATAATGGATTACAATATAAAAATGAGAGTATTGCGATGGTTCTTAAAAATAGATACACCGGTCAATTAAAAAGTTTTAAATTATATTATAAAAATAACCACTTCTATGAAACATTAGAAGAAGCATTATGAAAAAGTTAGAGTATTTACAATGGCAGAAAACCGCTTTGATGCTTAGAAAAGCATTAAAAAAGGCCGAACAAGAAAAATGGATGACTCTGGAAGCAATAAAAGAATTTGAAAAACAAGTTAACGAGGGTATAAATAGAATAAATTTATTATGCAAAAAGAAATAAACGAAACAATTTTAAAAATAACTGGTTCTGCTTCAATTCCCAATGAAGAATACGAAACGGGCGAGGATGTTGAAATAACTTTACAAGGAAATGTCGTGAAGTGGGAAGATGCCAGAAATACTTATTATTGGATAAGAGTAAGAGATGAAAAAATAGCTGATGAGTATTTGAAAAAATGTGATAAATTGTTAGCAAAAAATAAAAATGATGCGAGTGGAGAATATCATAGTTGCTCTGATTTAATAATCCCACTTCAATTCACAGGATTAAAGGATAAAAACGGGAAAGAAATATACGAGGGAGACCGAGTTAGGGATAACATAAATCAAGAATACGAAATCAAATGGATAGAACAAGAGGGTGGAATTAAGGCAGTTAATAGTGATGGACAATTTAGGCATTTTAAAGATATTCAATTATAAAATTAGTATTATAAGCGAACCTTTTTCGTGAAGTTCAAAGTAAATTAAGGATACATTCTTAATCTGTCTGCGAATGGAGCGGTAGGTTGGCTACAGGCAGGGTCAGAAATTATCAGGGACGAGGTTTCTGACCTAATGCCTGATTAAATATGAAAAATAAAACAAAAGATAAAATAGCTTTTTGTGTAGAAAATACAAGATTATATTCTGATGCCAGAGATACTTATTATTGGATAAGAGTAAGAGATGAAAAAATAGCTGATGAGTATTTGAAAAAATGTGATAATATGGAGAAGTTTTTTGATAGAAAGTTTAAGGAAGAAAAGGAAGCAGAAGAAATGGCTAAAATAGCAGAGATAGGAAAAACAGAATGGGGAGAACCAGAAAAAACTGAAAAAGAAAACGGGATTGTAAAAAAAACTTGGTGGAAAAGATTAAAAGATTTTAAAAAATAATATAACTATGGAAAATAAAATTATAAAATTTAGAGGTTGGGATAAAGAGAAAAAGGTAATGATAAATTGGGAGAAGCTATTAAAACCATTTGACCCCTTTGTGTATGGAGATAGTGCAACTAATCTTGATTTCGCTCTAAAATATTCAAGTTATGAACTTCAACAATTTACAGGATTAAAGGATAAAAACGGGAAAGAGATATACGAAGGGGATATTATAAAAATTGATAAAGATAATAGAAAATATGAGATTGTTTTTCATCAAGGAGTTTTTGGGATAAATGGCAGTGATAGTAGGCACTATCCATTAAGAGAATTTAGTGGAATGGGAACATCAGAAAAGGAAAGAAGTATTGAAAAAGTAGAAATAATCGGCAACATTTATCAAGCAAAATTATGAAAATAGAAAAACAAGTTATAAGTTTAGAATTAGCCCGAAAACTTAAAAAGCTGGGAGTGAAGCAGAATAGTTTGTTTTATTGGTTAGAATTATATGATAAGACGATTGTTCTCAATCATTGTTTAATGAGAAATAATAATGATACTGAAGGAACTTTATATCAACAATACGGTGTTTTTAAGGATAAAAAGAACTCTTTTTCCGCCTTCACTACATCAGAATTAGGAGAGATGTTGCCCGCTCGGATAGAAAAAGATAAAGAAGTAATAACTTTTTTTTGTAATAAAAGTGATAAAATGTGGGAAACTTTTTATTGTTCTGCTAAACATGAAATATATTATTATCAAATGGGTAAAACTTTGGCGGGGGCTATGGCTAAAATGTTAATTTATTTAAAGAAAAATAACCTATGAAACCAAAACCAGAAGTTATAAGAAACAATGTAAAATACCCTGATAAGAAAGAGAGTTCAGACATCTTTTTTAAGAAGGAAATAACTATCTTGTTTCAGCACGGAACAGAGAGCCGATTTTGGAACTATGTTGGGGGAAAGTTTGATATTGACAGGGGGAAATATGTGGTTGTGGAAGAAAAAAAAGAAATAGAATAAATATGTTTTGTAAAAAATGGTATCAAAATCATATATGGGGAAACTGGGAAGAAGGAGAACAAATAGAGTATAATGTAGAGAGAAGTAGAAGCGGAAAGATAATAAAGAAAGTGAGAATAATTATTCAAAAAAGAAAGTGTTTGAGATGCGGTTTCGTTCAATTTGATAAAGAAAAAACTGAACTCTCTTTTTAGAAATAGAATTGTTAGTTTTTGGGGGAATAGTGGAAGCCAATTTCATCTGCAGAAGGTTTTGGCAGCGATACGGGGCGTTGATAGCCCCTTTCCCCAAAAGCTAATTATGGGGCGGGTGGTCTGGTGGTATCTATCAGGCGTCAGGGTAAAACCCTGCTCGCCCTCAAAACAATTATGACTAATAAAGAAGAGATAACACAAATTAAATTAGAGCAAAACTATAAAGTTTATCTAAAAAAAGTGGGGGTGCGAGGACTTATACAGTGGTGGGTTGAAGTTAGAGCAGATAAATTGGGGAAGGATTTAATTATAAATACCCTTGAAGAATACGATAAAATAATACTTAACAAAAAAGAAATAAAACAAAGAGATAAAAAAGGACCCCGAACAAGAAGCCCTTACCCAAGCAGGAAAAAAGGGGGAAGGAAAAAAGGAGGGTGTAAATAACCCGAAAGGAGAGATGACGATGATTGCTATCCAGCGGAGATTCAGACAATGGAGCAGGTATCTTAACCATTTGCCAACCTCTATCAGAAAGGAGGTAGTCCAGCGACCCTTGTAAATCCGTTTCACTTCAACACAGGAGAGTAGCAATGGGATTTGAGAAACAGCCGCGAAAGGCTGTAAGGCGTAGATGGGGCAAGAAGGACGAAAGGGATGGCTACGATAGTTAGTAGCCAGTAGCACCTTAACGGGGAGCGGAGAAAGGAAAATCCGCTCCCCCCTATAACTATGAAACTTTTAGCAACATTAGTATTTCCAAGATTATTATTATTCGCATTGTCTTATATTATTATAGCGATATTAGTATCACCCCTTATTCTTATTAGCCCGAAAAAGTGGCGGTATGTTATGTCGTTAAAATGGATATAAATTATGGGGCGGAACGGAAACAAGTTCTAAATTGGGTTCGTTAGAACACCGAAATGGAACAAGACAGGTTCGCTACCTGTCCGCCCCCAAAACAATTATGACAAAAGAAGAGATAATAAAAGAGTTTGATAAGATATGGGCTGATTATCCGAGAAACCAAAAAGAAAATTCTGTCGGATTAGATTATTTAATTAAACAATTCCTTTTAAATATCAGAGCCCAAGACAGAAAGGAAATAATAGATATGATAGAAGAGAAAATAATAGAACCGAATGAGTTTGGGTATCTATCAGAAAGAGGAATTGGAAAAAATTCGGCTTATAGAAAAATACTAAAACAATTGCAGAAATCTACGGAAAACTACTACTAATATGTTAAATTAATAATATAACTATGAAAAAGATAATGATAATAGGCGAATACTATAAAACAGAAAAACAGGCGACAAAATCGGCTAATGAAAAGGCAAGATTAAATAAAATAAAATATACCATAATTAAGTTTCCAAAAGGTTATTTTGTTGTGGCAGAGGGTCAACTAAACCTATGAAGAAGAAGCGAAGAGAACTATGAAAGAAATAACCCTTTATAAAAAAATATACAATATGATGATAAGTGAGGGTTGGGTTTGTTGGAAGCCCCCGAAAGTTAAGTTTTATAAGACGGACATTTTGGGTTGTTGGGATATTATATGTGTCGGCGGGACCAAAAGAGATGAAATAAAACTAATTCAATTTACTACTTCACCCAATGCTTCAAGCCACCGCAAAAAGATTAAAAAGTTTTTATTGGATAATGATTTACATATTGAAAGCGAACTTTGGGGCTACAATAAAAAGAAAAAAAAATGGAAAGTGGAAGTATTATAAATCTAAGGAGTATAATATAAAATATAAGATATATAAAATATAAATATGGGGCGGTGGCGGAAATCCGTAAAGTCGGAGCGGAAGACGCTGAAAGTCGCAAGGCAAACGACATTAACCGAAAATCAAATGAGGTGTGGAGGAGAAATCCTATGATACACTGATGGTTGTGGGGAGAGGTTGTCGGTATTGCTGGTTCAAGTCCAGCCCGCCCCAATTTCATAAGGTATAAAATATACAAAATATGACTAATGAAACTATATTAAAAAAAGCGATAGAGAAAGTTAGAAAAAAAGGATTTAAAAAATACCACTCCGATTTTGTTGATACTTGGAGCGAAGCGGATATTAGAGAAATGTTATTTGACCACCATTTTGCCAAAGCATTTTGGGGAGAACAAAACACAGCTCCATTTTCAAAGTTTAATTCTAATAAACAATATGCTCCTGCTTGGCAATGCCATCTACAACAAATGGTATTAGAAGAAGAACCATTAAAATATATTGAAGAGTTTTTATAAAATATATAAGATATGACAAAACAAAAACTGGTAGAAATAGAGTATTCTGATTATCATTTAGATGTCCACATCCCCTCAAAATACAAAAAGATTATAAGAAGAGAGAGCAAGAAGTATAATCAAAACAGGGCGTGGTTCATCGCTTTTGTTTTAGAATTGTATCTCCAACAGAAAATATAAAATATGAAAGGTCGGAGATAATAATAAAATAGATAAAGATTATGAAAAAAGAGATAAAAACTAAAAATTGGAATAAAGGTTATACTTCGATTAAAATAATAGTTATATTGATACTTATTTTTATATTGGGCTTTATGTATAGAGGACTAAAAATGGTATTAGAAGAAGAACCATTAAAATATATTGAAGAGTTTTTATAAAATATATAAGATATGACAAAAAATAAATTGTGCTGAATTTGGTTGTGGGAATGGTTTATATCAAATTGAGGGCTGGAAGTTTCACTTAACTAAAATGGTATTAGAGGAAGACCCCTTAAAATACATAGAAAAGTATTTATAAGATATAACCAAAGAAATAAAGTTATAAACACTTTCGGTTTGACATTTAGTTTAATCTGTGTATAATGAAAGAATGCCACAGAGAAACCCACAAAAAGTCATTTTATAAAACAAGTGGCTTTTTATTTTTGGCATAAAATCCACTATAAAAAAACAGCCGTTGTTATGGCAACGACTGGCAAAAACATATTAGTTTTATTACAAGCACTCTTTTCTTGCCTGATAGCGTTATCTTAATATAGATGACGAAGTTTGTCAAGGGAAATTACACTAAATTATGACGAAAGAAGAAATAACAAAGGAAATACAGGAGTTAGTTGGTGAATCTTTAAATGACTTTATGGCTGTTGCTATTAAGTTTTCAAACAAACGGCAGAGATTAGAACAGAAACTAAAAGAGGGGGAAGATGAAAAGAAAGTTCCTAAGAAATGAGTTTAATTTAATACAGATAGATACTCCAAAGTTTAGTTTCGTTAAATACAAAGACGATGGGAGTATTGATTATCCTTCGCCTATTCCTTTTACAGTAAATTATGGAAGAGTTTTAAATACTAAATCTGATGAGGGAGATAACTTTGATGCTATCCTTTTGGGCGAAAGAGTAAAAAAGGGAACAATCAAAGAAGTTCAGTTAGTAGGTAAAATAGATTTTTATGACAGAGGAATATTTGACCCAAAATATGTTTATTCAAAGAAAAAAGTTTCAGGATTTGACAGAATAAATGTATTCGTGTTCTTTAATCTGTTCGCTATTTGTAAAAATATACTGAATAAGGTACGAGGCAAAAAAGGAAAAACTAAATTAGTTAAAATAATATTATGAAAAGAATTTTAGAATGGTTAGAAGTAATAATAATGGCAGGAGGGTTGATATATTTTATTTGGTTTAGTTTGAAAGTATTATCAAGATTAGAAACAACAATCCACTTGTTAAATGGCTAAGGAAGATTGGTTTAATTGGATAGTAGATACCAAACTACGATTTAACAGGGGCGCAAACTGGACCGGCTTTATAACAGGCATAGGAACTAACATATTGCTATATGTTGGAATGTTCTCTGTTATATTCCCCGACTTGACAGGTAGGGCAAAGATAGTTCTGGTAATAATATCCTTATTCATATTCTGGCTACAATGGAGAATAGGGCTGTGGGATGAAAAGAAAGGAATGTGGAAATTAGAGAATAACAGATTGGCTAAGAACTATAATCCGTGGGTCAATGAAATACAAGATGATTTAAAAAAGATAAAAGATAAACTAAATATACAATAAAATTATGGATAACCCATTTGAACAAGGAGAAATGTTTAGTATGTTAGGGAATTTGCCTTTTGGTTCTTTCCCTTTTAGAGTGGGCGATAAAGTAAGGTTTGAAAACAGGCATACTTGGGATAACACAAAACCTTCTATTATCAAAGAAATAAAAGAAGGTAGAGATGGATACATAGAAGTTGAAGGGTCTAATCATAAAGCATATTTCAAAGAAATGCTTGATGGTTGTTTCATTAAAAAGATAAATTAGAGATATAATGTTTAATCTATTTAAAAAAAGAGATTATCCTCGTTGTGGTAAATGTATGAAAGAAATTAAAAAGGAAATGAGTTATTGCTTTCTTGAATTACAACCTTTACCTTTTTGTAAAAAGTGTTGGGATATTGTAAGCAATGATGAAGAAGTAAGAAAAATGATAGAGGATTTAAATAATAAATTAAAAAAATGAAGAATACTGATAAACAAAAAGAAAAACAATTTAACTGGTTAAAGGAATATCAATGGCAGAAAGGACAGAGCGGTAATCCAAAGGGGAGACCAAAAGGAAAGACATTAAAGGAATGGTGTAGAGAGTATTTAATGAAGATGTCAGAAGAGGCGAGATTAGAGTTTATGGAAGCATTAGATGAAGAAACAATATGGAAAATGGCAGAGGGAAATCCCTCTACATCAACAGACATAACCACAGGGGGTGAACCTATCCCAATTTTAAATGTTATACCAAAGAACAACGGCAACAAAAAAGATAACGGAGATGAGCAAGAGAATAAGGATAGTTCAGGGGGGGACATCGGCAAGTAAAACCGTTAGCATAATAATATACTTAATAGCATTAGCCCAGAGTGATAAGAGCAAGACATTAACCAGCATAGTATCAGAGAGTTTTCCGCATCTAAGAAGAGGAGCGGAAAGGGACTTCTTGTATATTATGAAAGAGCATAGGTATTTTAATGATAAGAACTGGGATAAGACAAACCACGTCTATACTTTTGAAACAGGAAGTCAGATAGAGTTCTTTTCAGTAGACCAGCCAGAGAAGGTAAGAGGAGCAAGGAGAGACCGCTTATTTATCAATGAGGCGAATAATGTTCCCTTTATGGCTTTTGAGGAGTTAGAAGTAAGAACCAAGTCCTTTATCTTTCTTGACTATAATCCTACCCGCGAGTTTTGGCTATTTACAGAAGTAATACCCAAGAGAGACGATACAGAGCAGATTATCTTAACTTATAAGGATAACGAGGCATTGAGCAAGGAAATAACTGCCTCAATAGAGCAGAGAAAGAATAGAAAGGACTGGTGGAAAGTGTATGGACTGGGTCAATTAGGAGTGATAGAGGGCAGAATATACAAGGACTGGCAGATAATAGATGAAATACCCCACGAAGCCAAATTGGAAGGATATGGACTTGATTTCGGCTATTCTAACGACCCTACGGCTATTGTGGCGGTGTATGAGTATAATGGCGGAAAGATAGTAGATGAGATAACCTTTAACAAGGGACTAAGCAATAAGCAGATAGTTGATATATTACAAGGACAGACATATGCTCTTGTTATAGCAGATAGCGCGGAACCTAAGAGCATAGATGAGATAATGAGTTATGGAATACCTATACAACCCGCAACAAAGGGGAAAGATAGTGTAAGGGCAGGAATACAATTCGTCCAACAGCAAAAGATAAGCGTGACCAAGCGGAGTGTTAACATAATCAAGGAGTTTAGAAACTATTTATGGGAAACAGACAAGGACGGGAAGATATTAAATGTCCCCGAGCATCAGTTTTCTCATAGTATGGACGCAATAAGATACAAAATAGCGTATAATATAAACTATAATAAACCAATAGAACAGTTCTTAAGAAGTAATCTACATCGCAGATTAGAAAACTCGTCAAAATAATATGGAAAAACTGAATAAAGAACAAATTAAATTACAAGATAAGTTTATAAAAGATTTCCAAAAGAAAGGAAATGCTCTCACGAGTGAAAGATATACAGTTGAAAGGATAGTTGATAATTTAAGGCTAATATCCGATTTAAACTATAATTTAATGTCAAATAATATCCCTCCGATAACGATGTCTTATAAAGAAATGATTAACAACTTAGCGATTATTATAAAAGAATTCAAAGAAATAAAAAAGAATAAGTAAGAGGTGGCTTGCTAACAAACAATGGCACAAGTTAATAGTTATGTAAAGATAACAGGGTCAGGTCAAGTAGTAACAGGAGAGGGAGTATTGTCCGGATATTATGCTAATTACGGGCATAACTCTACTATTACCCTCTATGACTGGACTTCCGCCTCAGGAGAGATAGTTGATATTTACTATCCGGGAACAGGATATAATGATTTAGGAGAAATTCATTTCGCAAATGGATTATATGTTGTAGGAGGAACCTCCACAGCAGTATTAGACGTTACATTCTTAATTAAACAATCTGACTAAAAAAAGGCGGTGGCTTTAGTTTTTAAATGGAAAAAGCAGTAGCAAGTTTGGTAAACAATATAGGCGAGTTAGTTCGCAAAGCGGAACAGGATTTTATCAATGGAGAAGTAAAGTCAAGCGAGTATGTCATAGAATCGTTTTACGATGATATTAACAAAATAGAAGCATATCTCAATTCAAAGCACATATCAGGGGAAACTGACAGCTTAGGAAGGGAAAAACCCTTTTTTAACATAGTTTTGGCGGCAAGAAACATATGGTATAGAGCAACAGATATTGACAGAAAGAATATAAAGGTAAAGGCAAGTAAGGCAAATGAGGTAATCCCCTCGTTCTTAGCAACGGTTCACCTACAAAACTTTATGAAGCGAGAGAACTTCGGTCAGTTTCTTAATGACTGGGGACTTTATCTCGCTTCTTTTAATTCAGCAGTATCTAAGTTTATAGAGAAAGAGGGTAGGTTATTTACTATGGTTATACCTTGGAACCGCCTTATAGTTGACCCAATAGACTTTTATTCTAACCCTGTTATTGAGATATTGGAGTTAACCCCCGCCCAGTTAAAGCAGAGGAAAGGATATGACCAAGAGATAGTAGATGACTTGTTAAAGACACTTAGTTCAAGGGAAACAATGGGAAAGCAGAAGAAAGACCAGAAAGCCAATTATATCAAGTTATATGAGGTTCACGGGGTACTGCCATTATCATATCTGACAGGAGAGGAGGAGGATGCTGACGAGTTCGTTCAACAGATGCACGTTATAACCTTTGTGGCTTCTAAACAGAAAGGAAAGTATGATGACTTTACTCTTGTTTCGGGCAGAGAACAAAAGAACCCTTATCTCATAACCTCCCTTATAAACTCCACAGACGGCTCTATATCCCTTACAGGAGCGGTTAAATCGTTGTTTGAGGCTCAATGGATGGTAAACCACACAGCAAAGGCCATAAAAGACCAATTAGACCTTGCTTCTAAGATGATATTTATAACAGCAGACCCCGGCTTTACTAACCAGAACGCTATATCAGCCATAGAGACAGGGGACTTCCTTGTATGGAATAAGGATATACCAGAGGGCATGCCAAGACAATTACAGAACAATAGCCACGATATTACCTCCTTACAGAGTTTCGGGCAACAATGGCAGGTTTTAGCGCAAGAGTTATCATCTACTCCGGATATTATGAAAGGAAAGAATATGCCGAGTGGCACAGCATTTAGACAAGCGGCTATTATTCAAGGGGACTGGCGATAGAAAAGATGTTAAGAGAGCATATTATTCTTTATTTGAAGAAGAAGATGAATTCGTCAGACGAGATTTCCGCTACTCTTGAGGATTATGATATTAAAAAGATAGACCAGATGTATATTCCTAATGAGGCGGTCCATAGATTTAATAGAAAAGCGGTAGAAGCGGTGATAAATAGAACGGCATTGCCTAATATGGAGAACGAAATGGCAGAGGTAAGAACAGAACTGACAGGATTAGGCAACCAGAGGTTCTTTAAGCCGTCTGAAATAAGCGCAAAAACTTGGAAAGATGTATTCAAGGACTTGGAATGGGAAATAGAGTGTGAGATTACAGATGAAACGATAGACAAAGAACCAGTATTGGCTACCTTATCAAGTGTATTACAGACAATAGCCAGTAATCCTATGGTGCTTCAAGACCCGAATGTCAAGTTAGTATTTAATAAGATATTATCAGAAACAGGGGCAGTAAGCCCTATTGAATTATCAGGACAACCGCGACAACAACCTGTTCCCATAAGCGGTGGGCAACAAATGGTCGGAGCAGGGAATAAACAACCAATAATACAATAAAATGCCTAAGAAATTAGAACGAAAACTAAGGGCGGAAGCCAGAAAGAAAGGTTTAAAAGGTGAAAGAGCCGATGCTTATGTTTATGGCGCATTAAGAAAAACAGGTTGGAAGCCCAAGAAAAAAGGCAGAAAATAAATAAATATGAATAACAAATTAGGACAAGAAATGAGAATATCAGACGAGGAACTTCGCTTAATTAAAAGCGTCTTCGCTGATAACGACGCATTATTAAAGTTATTAAGAAAGGTATTCCTGCCCGAATTATCACCCAAAGCGCCGTTAGGACAGAATATTGACTTATGGATGACACTTAAAATAGAGGATATGTCGCCAGAGGACGCAGTTATCAATATAAAGGCAAGAAACCAGTTAATACAGCATATAGAGATGCAGTTAATAACCTTAAAGCATCTCGCGGGGATGAAAGAAGAAAGTGTTGAAGAAACAAAGGAAAGGTTAAAACGAGATAGCTCTAAATAATTAATTGGGAAGAAAACCCTCCAAATTGAAATTGCGTATTCATACGCCCAAACTTATGAAAAATGAAATTGAGAACATCAACTCTCCAAATGATGATGAGGAGGTAGCCCCTGAACCTGAATCAGAGGAGGTAGTCCCTGAACCTGAATCAGAGGAAGTAGGTTTTCCGGCAGACCCAATAGAGGTTGAGCCGAAAGACGAGGAAGAAGGCGATTCCGAATTGCTTAAACAGAAGAACCAAGAACTTTACGAGCAGTTAAAGAAGTCAAAAGGTTTTATCCGCGACAAGAAAACAGGAAAATGGGTTAAAAAGGAACAACCCAAACCTGAAAAAGAAGTTGAAGGGACTGGCGACATTACCAAGACAGAACTTTACTCTCTTGTAAAGGCAAATGTTCCTGAGGAAGATGTTAATGAGGTCACTATCTATGCTCGTTCCCATAATATAAGCGTGACTGAGGCATTAAAACTGCCAGAGGTCAAAGCTATATTAAAGGTAAAGCAAGAGTATAGGAAAACCCAAGAAGCGTCTAACACAGGTTCATCAAGGCGAGGTTCTTCCAAGATTACAGACGAAATGTTATTAAGCCAAGCTAATAAGGGCATAATGCCTGATAGCGAGGAAGATATGGTTCGTCTAATTAGAGCAAGACGGGAAAGCAAGCAAGCTAAATAGCGGTGGGGAACGGTTTAGTTATTACTAGTTAAATCGTTCTTAAAGGTGGATAAGGACTAAAATAGTGGCAAACACAATTGGTGATACAGTTTGGCGTTTAAAGTATCAAAAAAATACCATTGAGACAGCATTAAGGAATATGCTTGTAGCAGAGAAGATTTGTGATGTTGATAGGTCAGAGGGTAAATATATTAGAAACCCTTACGGCACAGCGCCTACAACGGTATTAAAGACAATCTCTGGAACTTATGACGTTTCCGATTTCACGATTACAGACGATACTTTGGACGTAAACTACACATTCATTTCCGCAAACCACGTCTACGACTGGGAGGAAACTCTTTCAAACTTTGATATGTTCGCTAATAGGACAGAGGAATTAGCCGCTTCGGTAGCTCAAAGTATTGATAAGTTTGTTCTCAACTATATGTGCGAAGTATGTACTGGCGCATATACTACACCAGCAGGAGGTTTCACAACCGCGGCTAACTTAAACGTCATTATGTCTAACCTTATTTCAAAGGTTTCAGGATATTCTGATGTTTATAAGGGATTATTCTTGGTTCTTGAAAACACTGATATTACAGGCGTTATTCAAGCGCAGGCGACAAACGGCTTCTCATTCGCAGATGCGGCTCTTAATAATGGATTTTTAACTTCTTATATGGGAGTTGACATCTATGTTGTAAGAGCAGACACATTTGTTGATGATACTCTGGGAGATTACGCGGTTACTAACGATAATCACAAAGTATTTGGAGTAAAAGGAGTAACGACATATGCCGCGCCAAGAGGAATTCAGTTTGAGGAAAAAGAAGTAACAGGAAAAACAGGCAAAGAGGTTGTTTGCTTTGGCTATATCGGAGCTAAACTTTGGTACACCAAATTAGCTTTGGTTGTTGATATAACACTGGCATAACCCAACTCTCCCTTTCAGGGAGGGTTGGGGACGCTTATCCCACCGATTGGCGTCTCCTATTCTCCCTAAAAGGGTTAATAAGGTATTGCTACAATACAATGGCGCAAGCAGAACAACATTGGTTCGGAAATAGATTAATAATCGGTGGCTCAGTAATTATTACATCAGGAGCATCAGATACATCTGCTTTGATTTTTGAGGAAGTGGGATATGTAAGCAAAGGTTCGCTCTATTTCCAAGTAACAGGTAGCGGAGGAGGTTTCTGGGTTTGTACTGATGAAGCTGGAACTTGGGTATTATTGACTATCGCTTAAAGTTTTTTCATATCTTTCCTTGTGAAGATAAATACGAAGAATTATTAACCTCACGCTTCGTATCCTGCACCTTTACTCGTGAGGTATGGTGTGGGATACGAAGAGAAATAAAATGTTTGATAAAGAAAAGAGGAGAAAATATCAAGTAGAAACGAGAATGTTTTATGGAAATAACAAAAGAAAAACAAAGGGAATTGGAAGAAGCCAATAATACAGAGGCAAAGCAATCTTTGGAGTTCTTGGAAGAATACAAGAAACTTGTAAAGAAGTATAAGAGGGATTTTGTTATGGGGGAAATAAAGTTAATTAAAGTAGATTTTGTAGACCCAGCGGTAAGACCGCCAACAAAATGATATTCTTGGAACTAATAGAAACAATGAAGCAAAGGTTGGTGTGGGAGCATCAGAAAGAATTGTTAACCAAAGTAAAGAAAAATGTTGCGTTTTCTGATAAGAATATAATGAAAGAGGGTAATGTTAAGAGAATAGTTGATATGAAGATAGCCCCAGAGGGTCATATATTAACCTTTCTTGAAGGCGAAAAAGAGCCAACAAGAGGTTATCCGGATACCCAGTCGCTAAACGCCATAACCCTATACAAGAACTTTATACCGCTTATCTTGAAACGACTGGCCTGTCAGAACTGGGTTCAGAGAATAATAACCTTATTAGCCATCTATTTTAACTACCCGGTTTATCTTGAATGGTTTGACAGAGTAAAAGCGTATACCCCTGTAATGCTTAAAGAGAAGCACTATCTTCCGCACACAAAGGAGATGAGGCGTGTTTTAAAGGGAAGATTAGACCCAAGAATAGTGGATATGAGTACCCTTGTATTGGAATACGATTCAGCATATAAATATAGGTTTCAGGATATAGGAGCAGAACTTAACAAGAATAACCCGCCTGTGAAAGAGATTAAGCGGTTAATGGACTTGCTGATAGCAAGGGACTACAAGGAAATGGCTGATAAGTGGAAGAGGATTAAGAATCTAACAAATATACTATATCTAATGCCTAAAACAAGACGGCTAATAAAAGAGATAATAAACGATATAGATATTAGTAAAATAAAGATGAGCAAGGAGGATATTTATTGGGCGAATAAAATGCCCTGCTCATATGATTTTAAATGTCTTTAACTCTAACGCAGATAAGAAACAAAATAAGAAGGATAACGGGGACTGATACTAACTCTTATCCAGAAGCCGATTTAATAGTTGATTGCAATCTTGCTCTTGATGAGGCGTTTTCAACTATATTTAAGATATCCAAGAGCGGGTGGCAGTTTGATGACGGGGGACACGGGAACGAACCCTCTCTAACCGCCAACATTGTGTCAGGGACAAGAACTTACGACTTTTCAGAAGATGCTGGGGGAAATCTAACGCTTGATGTTTATAGGGTAATGGTAAGCGATAGCAGCGGTCTTTTTAGCGTTATTAAACCAGTAAGCCAGAGAACAGACCCTGAAGCAGATGTAAAGGGCTTTATTGACGGACAGAACCTAACAGGTCTGCCTACTAAATATGATAAGTATGGAACTACCATTTCTCTTGACCCGATACCCGATTATAGCAAGGCAGACGGGCTTAAACTATTTATTAACAGGGAAGCGTCATATTTTGTGGAGGACGGAACAAGCGCTGTTGCCGGTATGGACGGATTATGCCACGACTTCCTCTATCTTAAACCTTCTTATGAGTGGGCGAGGGACCATAATCTTCAAATAACTGATAGATTATACAGAGATTTAGAAATGGCAAAGATAAAGATAGACGAAAGATACAGAAATAGAGAGATAGACAGACCAAAGAGATTATTACCAAAAATTGAGGATACAAGATAATGGGTAAGATAAAAGAGAAAAAAGTATCTAACTTGTGGTCAGGAATTATTAATGACCCTAGAAGCGCAATAGAAAGCGGCTTTTATTATTCTGAAAACCTTGATGTAGGCAGCAGGAAAACAATTAAGCACGTAGTAAATAACCAAGCGGAGAATGCCTGCGGGTATGATGTTAATAACTACATTACAAAGGTGATAACTGTTGGAAATGACATCTACGGCTTAGGACAGGACGATAATGTTAATAATGATACGACTATATGGACTAAAACTGCTGATTTAACAGGGAATTGGAGCATAGCGACTAATGGAACTATTGGGGGTTCTACTTACAGAGGAGGCGATGCCTTGCTATCTTGTATTAACGGGGTGATGTTTCTTGACGGAACTGCTTCCGTAGGCAAGTATGTTATAGCCACAGATACTATGACAGACGACTGGAAGCCGTTGGCAGGAGGATTAAAGGGAGGGACTATCTGGCAGGGACGGATTTACGGCTGGGACACCAGCAATTATATCTATGAGATAGACCCCACAGCCGATACTTTGACCCAAAAGATACTTATTCCGTTAGAGCAGACACCAGTTCAGATAGCGCCTTATGGCAATTTGTTAATGATTATCTGCACTTCTACCGTCACCAATTCAAAGGCGTATCTTTGGGACGGGGTTGATACATCTACCTTTGCCGATATTTTAAACATAGGACACGGAACGGTAGCAGGAGGGGGAATGTTAGACGGAATTGCCTATGCTGTTATTGGAAGTGATAATAAGAAGAAGTTAAAGATTAAGAAGTATATCGGAGGAATTGACTTTGTCAACGAATATACCTATTCAGCAAGGCCAGACAGAGACGGAACATATAAATATATTCAACCCGCTTCAAAGGTTAAGGTATTTTCGGGTTTTCTCTATTTTGTCATAACAGGCACAAAGCCGGACGGGACCTATGCCAACCATTATGAGTATTCAATAGCGAGATATGGAAGGGAAGAGCCGATTACTCCAAAGACCTTTTCAATTTACAAGACCCTTGATTTTACTTCGGCAAGAGGATTAGACGGGCAGACCGCTAATAATGAGTTTACCATTATGGAGAATATAGCGGGGACTGCGGAACAGGACGAACTATCAATACTCGCCTTTATCAATTCAGACACAAACAAGACAACCGAGTTTATCAGTTCTGTTAATGATTTTTCAGCGCAAGCAGGGGTATTAGAAACATATAAGTATAATGAGGGGGACGGAGCAAAAAAGAAGCAACTGGTTGGAGTGTCCGCTTTTTACTCAGCGCTATCAGCAACAGGACAGGTGGTTATGAAATACAGGAAAGATGAGGAAACCGACTGGACTACTATATTTACAGAGACAACAGAGAACTCTTTGAGCCACCAGTCAGTTTGTATAGACGGAACTTGGGCTATTCTTCCTACTTACAAGGAGATACAACTGCGATTAGAATTATTGGGCGGAGCTGAATTAATAGGATATAAATATAAGTTTGAAGAAATACAAGCCCAAAACTATGCCTGATAATAATGACGAAATAACACAACGGCTAATACATCTACAAGACCAAATTGATGATATAAGTTTGCGATTAGGCAAAGATAACTTTTCAAATACTATAATAGAAAATAAGACGATAATCCAACAGACAGCGGATTATCATAGCAAGGATTTCGTGACTGGGGCTTCGGGTTGGAGTTTCAGTAGCGACGGCAGTTTAGAAGCCAATGACGGCAATTTTAGAGGGGATATAACGGGAGCAACAGGAGTTTTCACAGGAACGGTTAGTATTGGTTCTCTTGATATACCAGACGCTACCACTGCCAGCAGTTTCCACGTTGATAGTTTGGGCAACACTTGGTGGGGGGCTGCAACATTAGGGGCTTCAACAGCCAAAGTTTTAAATACAGGAATAGGCACTTTTAATACTATATTTATAGAGGGCGGAACTTTTGTGGCGACAGATATCTTGTTAGCAGAGCAGAGATTTAACACCCTATTTAAGAGATATTGCTTTATAGGGAATAATACTGACGGACTGACAGAAACACCAGGTGGTGGAGGCAGTGTATCAAGATATTTAGTTCTTACAACATTAACTTCTGGGGGAAATGATTGTACTTTAAGTAGTATAAGAACACACACAGGTTCAGGAAATACCATTTTTACTACTTCTAATGGAGATGTTGAAGTGATAATGTCAGTTCAATTAGGAGCAACCACCGCTCAAGATGCTATCTGGGGAATAGAAGACAACGGAGCAAAAACCCTGCCTGTTAATTCTGTCATTACAGCAAAACATTTCGGCTTTGTGGTGGAAGACGGAACTCTATATGCTTCAAACGCTCAAGGAGCCACACAGACCAAGACAGATGTAAGCGGTGGAATAACATTAACAGATATGAATATTTACCGACTTAAATACGACCATTTAACAGGATATACATATTTCTATATCAATGATAGTTTAGTAGCCACACACACGACAAATGCTGCCAGTCTTGACCCAAGTTTGATTTTCGGAATAAATGGTATAACTAAGAAAATGGATATTACTAATAACTATCTAATAATACACGAATAATGAAATTATCTATTCCAAACGAGGGACACATATCAATAGACGACACAGACAAAAGGGCTGTTAAGATTAAACAAGGGTATTCTTATTCCGTCAAGGACGGGGAACTTATAATAGGCAAAAAGACAGAATACGATTTAACTAATTTTGAAACTAAGATAAAAACTGGAATAGCCACCAATACAGATATAAATAATTTTATAAAAGAGTTGATAAAAATATATAAAGAAATTAAATTCGGTGAGAAATAATATGGCAATACACAAACCATCAAAAATACCAAAGATAGGAGAGGTATTTCTTGGGGAAGAGGTTGGCGGAACTAAGATGAGAAATATATTTAAGATGACGCAGAGTGGATTAGAGCAGATACCAGAGGGCAGGTTCTATGACCCTACTACTAAGAAATTATACAAGTCGGGACAATATACTCCATATATTGAGGCAGGAACTTATGACCAACCTTTATCTTATTATAATACGGCTGATTTGTCAGCTTATTTAGAAAGCGCTGACTGGGCTAAACAAAAAGGAGTTCCTTATCAAGGAAGACAGAGATATACAGAACAGCAATTAAAAGGGCAAGCGCCTATTATGGGGGAAGTTAAGGGTCAACAGGGGTCAAGAGAGACCTACTACGGACAAACTCCATATATTACCGCTGATAGAATGACAGGGGACAAACCTGTTGACTTTTCTAATATGTCATATGACGAGCAGTTATCTGCTCTAACTTCTAAGTTTTCAAGCGCTTTAAACTCCGCGCAAGGTTTGTTATCTCCCACTACTGGCGAAACGGGAGCGGGAGAAGACGACTACTTAAAAAAGTATTTAGAGGGAATGGAAAAGCCAAAGGATATGACTAAAACATATGAGGGAATAGAAGCGCAAGAGGGGTTGGGAGAAAAGAAGCAAGCAGTTGCTGATTTATCCGCTCAACTTAATACCATAACAGCAGAAGCCCAAGAAGCCCAGTTGACATTAGAGCAACAAGCAGGAGGCAGGAATATAACATCTACTTTCTTAGGAAGGCAACAGCAAGAGATAGTGAGAATGGCGGCTATTAAGAGTTTGCCAGTTCAAGCCCAGTTAGCCGCGGCTCAGGGAAACCTCGCCTTAGCCCAAGACAAAGTTAATACTCTATTTGAATTAAAGAGCGAGTATGAGGATAAGTTGTATAATTATAATAAGGAAGTTAGACAAGCGGTGTATGACTACGCCACAAAGCGGGAACAGAGGATATTAGACGCCCAGCAGAGAGAAGATGACAGAGCATTTACCCTTTTAAGGGATAATCTTAACTACGGGCAGAGTTTAGCCAAGACAGCCATATCTAACGGACAGGCGGACTTGGCGGCTCAAATAATGGCTCTTGACCCTAATTCTCCTAATTATCCTAATGCTCTTGCTAATTTGGCAAGGGGGATACGAGGAGCAGAACCCACAACCACTAATATAGATACAAGACAATATATCCAAGACCCTACTAATCCTTATGCCAGTATTCCTAATCCTAATTATGGGCAAGCAATTACAAGTGGACAAGTATCTCCAATTACTCAATCAATTATAAGTAATCCAAGCTTATTTGATGATTTAACTCCAACTTTAAAAGGAAATGTTATTTCTGAATTACAAGGTGCTGGGTATGATACAGCTAATTTGGGAGTAAAAGCATTATCAGATACTGCTATTAAAGAAATAAATCAGACAAACTTTGCTTTAACTTCTTTGGAAGATTTGAGAGTCCAGATACAAAATAATTTAGAGTTTATCGGGCCATTAAAAGGGTGGGCAAAATTAAATCCTTGGTCAAAAGCAAGACAAATTCAATCTACCATTGATAGAGTTAGGCAAACAGTAGGTAAGGCATTAGAGGGTGGAGTGTTAAGAAAAGAAGATGAAGAAAAGTATAAGAAGATATTAGCTACAATTACTGACACCCCAGAAACTGCGACATTCAAAATAGATAATTTGATAACAGCTATTCAAGGTAATATAACAGATTATAAAGGATTACAACAAGCTGCTGGTAGGTCGTTAAATGTTAGAACACCATTACAACAAAAAAGAACAGTAAGTTCTGGTCAAACTTCAACTGGTAATTCATATACAATAACAGAAGAATAATATGACATACAAAGTTAGATTTGATACGGGTCAAACAGTAGATTTTCAAAATAAGCCAACCGATGCTGATATTGAAGAAGTTGTAAAAAGATTAGGAATAAAACCAAAAAAAGCGGAAACACCGCAAGAAAAGGAGGGTCAACTTGCTACTACTGGCAGAGAATTAAAAGAAGTAGGAGCAGGAGTATTAAGGGGATTAGGAAGTACTTTTACAGGTTTAGGTCAATTAACATTAAAAGGGGCTTCTTTTATACCGCCTCTTAAAAAAATAGCAGAAAGAGGAATACAAACTGGAGAGGAAATTAAAAAAGAGTTTTTAACTCCTGAAACTCCAGCTGAAAAAGTAGGTTTTGTTGGAGAACAAATTGGGGAGTTTTTAATACCAGTAGGAGCGCAGGCAAAAGCATTGAGTTTTCTACGGAAAGCTATCCCTACTTTAAGTAAGTCAACAAGATTGTCGGGAGGATTAACAAGGTTATTAACAAAAGCTACTGCCTCCGGAGCTGAATTTGGGGGAAAAACTATACTTCAAAGTGGAGGAGATTTTAACCAAGCCGCAGATTCTGCTTTTATAGGTTTTCTTACTCCTCCTGTATTCGGAGCAATAGGAAAAGTTGGCAAGTTTGCGACAAAAGTAGTACCTGAAAAATTATACAGTCAGATATTTAAAACAGCAACTGATGATTTATTAAAGTATTATAGAACAGTGGCAAAAGGACAAAAGATAAATCCAACTCTGGCTAAAGAAGCATTAGATAAGGGATTAAAGGGTAGCTCTAAAAATATGGCAGTTTATTCTATAAAGAAACTTGGAGAATTAGAACAAAAAGTTCAAGAAACTGTTAAAGCAAAACAGTTAGGAGGAGTCAAGATAAATATTGGTAATAAAAAAGGATATGAAAATATCCTTGATACTGTTAGAAAACAGTTTAAGAGTGGATTTCTTTCTGAAAGAACAAAAGAAGCAGATAGATTGACAAAAACATTAAGGGCTACTAAAGAAAAAGAGATTGGAATCAATGATGTCCTTAATTTAAGAAGGTTTATAGATAGAATGAGAAATACATCTTCTTTTAGAATAGACCCTAAATTAACTCCTCGTCAGGAAGAGTTCAAGTTCGCAGCTGATACATTAAGGAGTAAGCTATCAAAAGCTGGGTTAAAAGATTTAATGAATGAAGAGAGAGTATTTATAGAAGCAATAGAAAATATAGTTAAAGATGCTGCTTTAAGAAAAAATAAACAACTTCTTAATTTAACTGATGTTCTTATAGGTGGAGGTGGAATGGCAAGTGGATTTCCCGGAACAGGAATAGGATTAGCAGTACTTGTAAGAGGATTTCAACAACCATATACCTTAACTAATTTAGGACAGATATTATTTAAAAGCGGTAATGCTATTGAGTCAATAGTTCCATTTTTAAAGCTAACTCCAAAAGCACTTCCACCATTGATGAGAGAAAAATAATCATTCTTTTACTCGCCAATAAGAGGCGATGATAATAAAAAGTAGTAGTAGAATTATTATTTTCATACATTTTTGCTCGTTTTTCTATTAAGTATTTAGACCTTATAAATTAAATTTACTCGCTTGTTTAAAATGTTTATCATTATAAATTCCGGCAAGATTAGTATCCCGTCTTTCCCAAATCAGATTTTTTCGCCTCATTATCAATTACAATTGTGATTCCTCCCTTGTTAGAAGGATTAGAGTTTATTAAATATCCATCAACATAAGTTCGTTTCATAAAAAAAAAAAAAAAGATAATTAAAAAAATACCGTCCGTTTAGTTTTTAACCCATTAGAGGTAAAAAAAACCTATAGTACCCCGCAGCGGGCTCTATTCAACATCTGTTTCCGTTTTAATCTCGGAGATGTTTAAGCATATTCGCTAACCGAAACTTACTATAATAAGTAAGAAGGGACGAGTGCCGAATGCGAAACACTGACTCGTCGCAAAACTTTTTTAGCTCAAGGACTTTGGGTAAGTATAAGCCGACTTTCACTTTTTTCTCAAAACTTTATTGGTTATCCGTACTTCCGTCCGTTTAAACGATAAGCGTCTTCACCTTTCTTCTAAAACATAAATTGAAGATGGTTCAAAATGGTTTCTTCTTTTTAATCATTAGAAGCATATAAAACCAGAAAAAAGCTACTTTCCTTGATTTAAACCCCAGTCGGTATAAAAAATAAAACCCCGCTTGACATAGAAGCGGGGCTCGGAAAATTAATTCCTATATAGAAACTTAATCCCCTATGTCAAGATTATTTAATAATAGCAAACCCACAGAGTATGTCAATAGCAA